TTAGGTTGTTCCGGCTCTTTCGCTTGTTCCGGTTCCTTTACGGGTTCCTTAGCTTGTTCCGGTTCCTTTACGGGTTCCTTAGGTTGTTCCGGCTCTTTCGCTTGTTCCGGTTCCTTTACGGGTTCCTTAGCTTGTTCCGGTTCCTTTACGGGTTCCTTAGCTTGTTCCGGCTCTTTCGCTTGTTCCGGTTCTGTCTTTACTTCCGGCGCGGCTTTCGTTCTGCGTCCGGCGGGTTTTTCAGGCTCTTCCTTCTCGGCTTTCGTTCTGCGTCCGGTGGGTTTTTTAGGCTCTTCCTTCTCGGTTTCTTCCTTCTCGGCCGCTATTTGTTCCTTGACGGCTGCAATTGATTCGGCAATACTTTCCTTTTTGAAGTCATTTTGCGGCTCTGTAACAGACTCTTTCCCTTTGGGCGAATATTCTATTGCCTCCGGTTCCAAAAGCCCGTGTACGGGTTCTATTGCGGTCCCTGCATTGATGTTTGCAAGGTTGTTGAGATACGCGGCGGTTGCCTGTAACATACTCGGGTTCTCGTTCTCGGTGTTCAGTTCAAAATTAATTCTCATTTTTCTTCAAATTTTAAAAGTTTATCTAATACTTCGTTACGTGATACACGTATTTTCCCCGCTGCATTTTCAAACCTTGTCAGATTTCCGATTTGCAGCTGATAACGGATAGCGTTTTCGGTGCAGCCTGATAGCCGCGCCGCCTGTGCTACAGTCAGCAACTTGTTTTCTTCTTTGGTCTCCATTCTCTTTTTTTAGTTCTAAATTCTCCTTTTCTTGAAAAAAGATAATCGCTAAAGGCCTTTTGGCGCGCTTGCTCATAAACGGTTAGGTACTTGTCGGCGTTCGGAATGATAAAGCCGCGGATATTATATTCAAACTTTTTTCCGCCTTCTTCTTCCTTTAGTTCCTTCGAGAATACCTCCGCTATGGTAACCGCGCCAGGGCGGCCGTATAGCTCGTTTATCTCTTTCAAATTAATACATTCAAAGATTCGCTTTTTTACCGTGTCGTAGAAAAACTTTTCCAGGCGGTAAATTTTTAAATATCCCATACATAGTAATTATTAGCTCGATTCTCCGGGCCTCCCGGAATAGTGCGATAAAGTTTAGTATGGCTTACAGTTCTTTTGCGAAAAGGATTCCGGCTTTATAGCTTCAGTTAGGCGGATACCGCACCGGATTTTCAAATGAATTGGGATACCGTCCATGTTTCCATTCTGACCCCCCTTTGGTTACGATTGGCGGGGCTCTCATTTCCTTATCGACATTACAAAGATACGGCTTATTTTTGAATTACAAAACAATTTGGGAGAAAACTTTGCGTATTTAACTACGCTTAACGTTTCGAGGTGTGGTGTCGCATACGAAATCGGGCATGTCAGAGGAAGTTAGACACTTAACGCGCTGATAATCATGGGTTTACGCCAAATATCACAGAGTAACATATAAAACACCTGTTTCCTATAGAGTATATATATCGTATTTACATTATATACTAATATATGTTAACGTATTTCTATTTCTATTATTATCTCTATATAATATATCTATTATATCTATGACATTAGTACTAACTATAAGTAAATCAGCGAGTTGGGGTTCACAGTAAAAAATCCTTAATCTATTCTGCAAAAAGTTTGTAGTCTGGTTATCAACGGCTTAGACGGCCTATGTGAGTGTCACAGGCACTTTTTATTGTAAACATTTTTAGTCGAAAGTCGCCGAAAACCGCACTTTCACATCGGAACGCGGATTTTTGTTTGATACGGTTGTGTACAGTTTCGGCCGTCCGATTCGAAAGAACAAGAATTTCTTTTGCTTCGCGTGGGTGACGACGTCTAAAGTGTCGGTACTATGTATGGCTATCTTGGTGCTATCCGGAAGGCTCTCCACGTTGATAACGTTCCAACCGTCATTATAATCAGCGGTTCGCCGCACGCCGGAAGGGTCTATAACGGTCTTGACTACCGTGTCTATCTTCGTAATCGTCTCGGTCCGCGTTACGCCCTGTAATTCCTTGTTCTTTATTCTTAGCTCGCGTACCTTATTATTAAGGTCTGCATTGAATAACTCTAATTCGGACTTCTCTATGGACAGTCTGCGCGCCTGCTCGGCATAGTCTCCCGCGGTTGTCCTGTACTGCCGCGCCTCGGTATTGATAGCCTCTATATTGCTGTCCAGGCGGGCCAATTCTTTTTTCTGCTGCCGTACCTTTCGCACGGAGAAGAATAACAATATAGCCGCCAATGAGACGGCTAATATTAATGCTTGGTTTAATCTGCTCATAAGTGTAATACTTGTCTTTTAACGTTATTCTTATCATATGAGATATGCACCCACTTGTATCGCTTCTCGTCAATGAGTTGACAAAAAGGTAAGTTCAGTTCCCGCGCCAAATCAAACAACCGCTTGTTTTCTTCCGGGCTTCCCGCTGTTATGTCTGCGGCCTGTCCTTTCTGGTGCTGGGACGTTTTTACGCCCCCTACGGAAGCGTTCAGCCTCGGCGACCTATAACCGCTCGTTACCGTTATCGGCTTCCCGTACGCCCTCCGTAACGGGTCCAATACTTTATTTATCAACTCCGTCAGATTCGCTTCCGCTTCCTTCGTCGGTGTGTTGTCTATCTTCCTGGCTTCCGCCGTCGCCGACCTTGTCAGTTCCTTTATTGTGAAAAACTCCATTCTTTAAATTTTTAATAAATTCTACATACTTAGAATTAATCAGCGTATCAAGCACGGTTATAAACTCGTTATCCGGCTGTATCAACTTGAAATTACGGATAATGTTCTTCGCGTACACAAGTGCAAATAGCGTTGTTAATAACCGTAATATATACGTATAGTCCCCTCCCGGCTGTATCAGCCTCGCCGCCGCCGCTGTGAATGTTATCACTATCGCGGCTATCGCGTACTCAAAAAATGCGTGGAAGGCCTTCCGGTGCGAGTAGTGTTTTCCCGCTCTTAAATCCGCCGCAAGGCCCACAAGGAAATTAAGCGTTCCAAAAAGTACAATGAGTACAAAAAATGTCGTAACGTCGTTGGCTACTGACATGATAAAGGCAAATGCCGATATTCGCGCCGCGTCTAACACTCCGTCCATTATTACCTTATTAAACATATTCTACTCTGTACTCGGTTACAATCACAAGCCCCTTTCAATAGGCCGTCTTTCTGCAATTTCGCCAAAAGCGGCTCTATAAATTGGTCCGCCTTCCCCCGTTCCGCCTCGAATCTTTTCGCCTTGTTAACGTCCGGAAGTACATAGCTACCTAAATAGTTCTGTATCTTAACGCCGCTCGCGGTGCTGTTCTGCTCGCTCGTCTGCACGTAGCGCGCGAACGCGTAATAGCATATAACGGTATCAAGTCCCGTATACTCGTCATTATCCGGCTTGTATTCTGCCGGGGTGGCCTCGTATGTCATGCATAGTTGGGGCTTGACATCTAATTGGTCGGCCTCGTAAAATGCCTTTTCCAGGTCGGCGTCTTTCACGTCCGCCGCCAATGAAAATAATATTCTTAATCTTGCAATAGGATAAGCCATACTTATATAGTTTGTTCGCCCGGGTCGGTAGCTGCTGTATCCACTGCGGCGCCTTCCAGGTTGTTATTAATATTAGTCGTTGCCGTATCAACGTCAAAAATATACGCCAGGTCACGGGATACGCGCTCCCTAACGCGGGAAAGTGAACGCCTGTATACTTTTTGCATCTCCTTGACAACTTCGCCGGACGCGTTCGCGAAATTGATTAGCGACGAGTCGATAAGTGGAATAGGGATAGTATAGCAAGCTATCGCGATATCTTTCCGTAGTGGTTCGCTGTACTTCTCGTACAGGTCCGCATCGATAGGCGTGCCCACTTGTTCAACTCGTATAAATGGCTTGTCTGTTATCCCTACGGCGGTGTCTCTTACCGTCAGTACGGCCCCGGTACCCTCTACGCCCATCATATTTGTAATCGCTTCCCGAAAATCATCTTGTTCGCGGTCTGATTCAAAATCTCCGTGTGTCACAATGCTACACGCGTGGAACCCTCTGGACAATACGTTCTCAACGTACAGCGCATTCCCTCGTTCCGCTGCCATTTCCGGCTGTACCGCATGGAACGGGCTAATGGGATAAGGTACGCGGTTAGATAAGTTGCTGTAATACAGTTGCCCCGGGTGGTTCTCAATACCTCCGTATTCCTCACATTCCGCCGCAAATTTTTCCGGGTTGAACGTGGGGTATACGGTGCCCTTCTTGCTGTTGGTGTCCTTGAGTGTGGAACGGTCCCAATTATCGAATACCAACCACTTGTCAACGCGGCTATTATCTTTATAGTTTTTGTTGAGTACGGCTCGGACATAACCGAACGGAACCGGATACACCGCTTTCGGCTTAAAATCGCCACCGTATTGTACAATCAGCGCAAAACCTCTGTACTTGGGGATATCCTCGCCTATAAACTCTAATATGTCGTTCATATCCTGCCCGTGGTCGTTCGTCATCCGCGCAAACGCCTCAACGGCGAAGCCCTCGCAAACAATATTTTCCATGGCTTTTGCCACGCACGCCGTAGCGGTCTTACTGGCGTCGATAAGGTTAGCTATCCTTTGCGGGTATAGGTTATCCGCGTCATAGCTAACAACCCCTTCCGACTGTCTCGGAAGGAGGTTTATTGCTTTTCGGACCGCTAAATATATTCTTTTTCCGTCTATCATGTCCTATAGATTAGTTATTCAAATTCTGAAATGTCGGCTGCTGCCGCTGCTGCCGCTTCTGCTGCTGCCTTGTTGGCGGCTCGGGTAGCTGCGGCCTTTTTCGCTGCCTCGCTACGTTTTGCGGCTGCTTCCGCTTCCGCGATTTCTTCCGGTGTCGGCTCGGCTGCTTCCGCTTCCGGCTCGGTCTGTTCCGGCTCGGTCTGTTCCGGCTCGGTCTGTTCCGATGCAAACGGGTCGTCCCCCAGTTCCGGAATAGTGGTAACCACAGCGTCCAGGTCGATAAAGTAATCGCGGTATTCCGGGTTTGCCTCCATTAGTTCAATGGCTTTCGCATCGCCGCAATTAAATGCGCGGTATACCTTTCCGTCCTCGTATGATGTAATCGACAAGTCCGGTTTCATCACGTAGCGCGTGTGTTTCCCTGTCAAGTACTCATTCTCATACCATTGCGCGGCGAACTGTCTGTCAAAGCCGCATGAGGCCTCTAAATTTAGATTAGTCATGCGCACACACAGCGCTAAAATCTGTCCTATATCTTGTAATCTTTCCATTTGTAATTAAATTTTAATCTGTTGTTACGCTTTTGGTGTCTTTAGCCCTTCATACGTGGCTTTTACAAGGGACAGCAACCTATCGCCCCCGGCCCCTTCGGGTGTTTTCAAAGTAATGGATACAATTCCGTCCGTTGCTGAATCCCCCACGATTTCGGAGCATTCCAGACCGGACATAAGCCCGTATGCAAAATAATTACCCGAATGTGTTAACACACACGCCGCAAACGTCCCTATTTGCAGGTCGTTAATTAAGCCCGCGAATGCGCGAGCGCCTATTGTCCCTGTGTTGTCAATCAATTTAACGACTACGGAATGTTCCTGCGCGGTTACCATAATGTCATTCGCTTTTGCGGCAATCGTGGCGGACACGGAGTTCCCTACGCTACTGACTACGTAGCCCTTAGCCCCTGTCCTCATCGTTATGGTCGCCGCACCTACGTCATCTACGGAATAATTACTTATATCGTCGTAATTGACTAATACAAGTTCGTCTATACCACGAACTGAAATAGGTTCGGCCGCGACCGCGTTCGCGCAATCATATGTAATATCGCTACTTAATTTTTTAATACATGCCATAATTACCTCCTTTACGCTACAATAGCGCCTGTTCTTAACGTTGTATATGCCGTCGGATTGAAGTGCGCGCGCGGCTCACCTATCACATTTTCCGGTGTTGATAACGTTATTGTTGTAAACCCGCCGTTTGCATTGGCCTCTTCTGTGTAGGCGGACATATTAAGCCCGTACACCAGCCCGTACACACGGTATATATTCTTCTCCTTCATCTTAGTGACTGCCACGAACCGACCGTTTAAGATACGGTTCACAATATCCGCGCTATTTGCGTCCTTTCCGTAAATCGTAAAGGTCACGGAATCAGCAAGGGCAGCGGGCGCATTGTCATTTACGCGCGCCTCGGAAGACGCGTTAACGCCCTTCTTATTAGACTCCACAAGGATAGCTGCACCCCCGGTAGCGAGCTTTACCGTAGCTTGTCCGGCGGTTAGGTCTTTAGACGCGATTTCTGAATAGTTGATTAGCAACAATTCTTCAATGCCCGTGGCGCCCGCGTCGCAGTCCACTAAAATAGCTTTATTTAATTTTGATATACATCCCATAGTTATGTAAGTTTAGCGTTAACTATTGTAGTCCAGGGGGCCGTATCTATTATCGTCCGTTTCTCCCCTTTCGCATCGTCCGGCGTTTTTAGCGTGATTGTGGTAAATCCCCCGTTCACGCTGCTGTCTGTCTGGATGTCGGAAATTTCCAAACCGCAAAGAGCGCCTAACATATTCTGTTTAGCGTTGATGTCCTTATACGATACCGCCGCCATAAACCTCCCGTTCATAAGGGCGTCAATGATTAGCGCGCTGGAAAAGGACTTGTTATACAGTGTAATGGTCAATGTCTGGTCTATCCCGTTAGACACGTCCGTAGCCTTCATCGCCTCCAACACTTTAACGCCATTTTTAACCATATCGACGGGAACTGTCTTAGCTCCCGTCTTTAAGGTTATGGCTGTTATGATATTCGTGGCTGATACAGTCATGCCAGTAACGTCGGCAAAGTTGATAAGATATAATTCCCTTAATCCAACCGCGCCCAATTCGCATTCATACCGTATCGCATTGTTTAGTACTTTTATACAAGCCATAATTAGTTATTTTTTAATTGGTTAAACTGTTGCCGCTGTACACAGTTTCATGTACTGTGGAACGGCTAACATAGCATCAGCAGCGAATACAGTAGTACTGTAATACTTGCGGTCTTTCGCGTCCTGGATAAACGGCGCGATAGTCAGACTTGAGTCTTCCAACGCCAACTGAATGTTTGTTTTCGGAGTGAACGCAATGAATGATTGCACGGTTAACGCGTCACCCTTCGCACTGTTGGATACGTGGCGTAACTCGTTGATTTTGTAACCTTCGAAGTAGTACGCGGGTTTTCCGTCTTCCATGTTAGCCTGCGCCAGGTTGTTATCTTTCGACTGCACAATATTCTTGTACGCGCGCATAACGTTGCTGGATACGAAAAACTCGGAGTCGTTCAGCTGGTCCGGGCGTTGGCCGTCGATACACCATTTCAGACATTCCAATACGTTATCCTGGTCGGCGGGTGTCAATGCCTTGATAGTCTCGGTTGATGCTTGCATCTGCTTGATGATGCCGCCATTTTTGAATACTGTGTATTCGCCTGCGGTATCGGTAGCTTTCAAACCGTCCAACCATACGAGACGCAACATATCGGCCTCCAACACCTTCAAAATCTCGCTCTGCATGAATGCGGCCAACTGTGTCTGGTCGAAGTTGTCGGAAAGGTGCACACCTTTCGCCACCATTTTACCCCACAGGTCTTGCAGACATACCATAATAGGCAACTCTATCTGCGCATGGTCGTAATACTTAACTTTGTCCTGCACCGCGCTGTACTTGTACTCGCTGTCGCAACCTGCTGAACGTCTTACTGCCTTGTCGGTCGCTGTGAATGTAAGGATAGGTTTACCCTTCTCAATGCCCGCCAACACGGTTACGCCGTTGGACAATTCGCCTTCCAGACCAAGCGTCAAGGAGATAACCTCGGATAAACTGTCAATGTTCAGTTTGTTTAAATCACTAAATGTAAATGCCATAATTTTCTATTTTTTAGTTGTTAATTAATTATTTAGCGCCATTTTTTGCGGTTCTCCAAGAATGCTTTCTGAACGGCATCACGGCTTAATTTTGTTTCTCCATTGTTTTCCTCGGTAATAACCTCGGTCTTTGCGGGCTTCGGAGTTCCGGACCTGCGGTTTAGCTGTGTTTTCAGCGCGGAAATTTCCGCCTTCAACGCGGTTACTTCTGCCTGTACTGTTGCCAACTCTTCCGGTGTCGGTGTTTTCTTCTCCTCTTTGTCCTCTTTGCCCTCGGGCTTTTCGATATCTTCCGCGAGTTCTTCCGGCTCTTCTACTTCGATATCCTTAACGCCTGCGATTACGCCGCCTTCAACGACCAGAATAATATCCCCGTCCGGCGTGGTAATTTGGTAGTCCCCGTCCGGCGCCGGGTTCCCGTCCGCCAAAGTAACGGCATCGCCTACCTGCACCTCGTCACTGGCAGAAGATACCGTAATCTCGGTCCCGTCTGATGTGGTGAACGTTTCTGTGGCCAGCTTCGTTTTTGAAAGCATAGACACCAAACCTTTGAATGAAAATTTGCTCATCATTTTTGAATTTTTAAAGTTATTGCTAAAAAGTGAATTAGTCGCGGCGGGAAGTCCCACCAAATCAGCGCTAAAAAGTTCAGTCACCTCTGTAACTGTTGCCGTTTCCGTCTCATCATCGAACTTTTTAACGTCCATTTGATTGACGGATACCCCTAACAATTCCGGTTCCTTCTCAATCATGTTAACCATGAATGCGAATTCAGAGGGGTACGCGGTTTCCAATGCTTCCGACATAACAAGGTCGGCATATACCACCGTGTCATCGCTCGTGAAGTTCTTGAAATAGCCTATATACCCGTCCAACAAATCGGTACCGTTATGTGTACGGCGTGCGTGAATCGGTCGTTCGTTTCCAAGCGCCACAAGGGAAGGGAAGCTTTCGGCGGAAATAACTAATTTATAGTCTTTCCCGTTCTCCTCGATAACGTTTTTTGTCTCGCCCGCTTCGATTATTCGTAATTTTTCAAATGTTTTCATATAATTATATTAATTACGTGACAAAGTTATGATATTAAACTACATTTAAGGGGTTTTTTGCCTATCAATTAAAGGCCCGCGGCCACCTGCACGCTCTGCGCGCGCTCTGTTTCCTCATTTATGTCCGTTACTGCGACCTGTGGCGCCGGAACGCGTGCGACCGAATCGTACATTATAGCGGCTAACTTGTACAGGCTGTCATCGGACAGTGCGAAATTAGACGGCATTTTTACGGTACCGTTGGAGCCTACCGATATCTTGCCACCATTTGCGTAACGGTACACACCGGAATTGCCGAATGAACGCCCGCCGTACTCCATATTAAGCGCTGATAGCGCGTTTATCGCTCCGGAAGCCTTCCGGTTAAGTATGTACATGTTCTCGCCTCCTTCGGCCTCAAACCGTTGTCCATTGGAGCCTACGAACGTTACACCCCCGGCGGAATGGCTGGGGCCGTGAATCTGCCCGCCCTTCGCATACTTCGCAGCCGGTTTGCGCACTTTGGTATCCGGCTCTTTCGTTTTCGTGATGCTCATCACTTGTTTCATTCCGGCGGCTATCACGATTGCGGCCTGCGCTACGCCTAATATACCGCCTTGTGCCAATGCCTTCGAAGCGCCCAGGTATGTGTTTATCGTGGCCTGTACTACTGCGGCGGCTTTACCCGCTGCGGACTCCTCGCCCAACAGCGTTGAGAGTTGCCCGGCTACGTCGCCCGCCAGGGCTATTTTCGCGTTCGCTGCGGCCTTTTCCCGCTGCGCCTTGATTAGCTCGTAGCGCTCGTATATGCTGTCCGTCTCGGCTCCGATAGCTTCGGCGGCTGCTACCTCCATATCTCTCTGCGCGTCCAGGCGCGTTAACTCGGCTTCCAGGGAGTTACCTAACTTAATATCCTCTAATCGTCTTTGATTCTCGGCCTCCATGGCTTGTTTATCCATTTCGGCCTGTGCGCGGGCGTCTGTTTCTGCCTTCGCTGCCGCGGCGAACTCGAGTTGTAGCGCCTTGACGTTATTAAGATATTCTTGTTCTCCGATAAGGTTTTGTTCCCTCTTGTACTTCTCGGCCTCTATTTGCGCATTGATAACCCGCTGTTGCTCCTCGAGTGTGGCGGCTCCGTTCTTCAACTCGTTCTCGGCAATTTGCAATTGCATCGCCTCGACTGCATCAGCGTATTGCTTTAACACGGCTTGTTGCTCTTTCGTTCGCGCGTCTGCCGCTCTCCGTGCTGCTTCTACTTCCGCCTTTTCCGCGTCTTCCGCCGCTTTCCTGCGCGCGTCCAATGCTGCCTTTATATTGGCCTGCTTCGCGGCGGCGTCTGCCTTCTCATATCCGGTTAACTGCCCGTATATTTCTTTTTCCTGTGTGGCGTATTTGGCGCGGGCCTGTTCAAGTGTCGCCAGGGATTCCTGCTCCTTCCGGGCGTCCTCGTTCGATGTATATCCGAGTTCGTTTTGCGCCTTTATTTGCTTGTATTTAGCGTCAAGTATCGATACTTCCATGTCCCTGATAGCGTGGAGTTTCTCGGTAGCCTGTTCCAGCAGTTTCCGGCGTTCCTCCGTGGACTTGTTTTGGTCTGCCGCCAGGGTCTTTAATTCCTCCATTTCGCGCTTCATACGGGCCATTGGTACAAGCATATCGGTTTCCGCCTTATAAATGCGCTGCATCTCCTTCTCCAGGGCGCTGGCAGATTTTGCCGCCTCTAACGTGGCATCCGATATAAGCCCTATCTTGTTGAGTAGCCAGGTTATTTTCTCGGCTAACCATTCAAAGGCCTTTGCGAGCGCCGTGAACATTTCCGTAATGTAGTCCAACAACCGCCCTAAAATCGTTTGGAAGGGCGCAAAAGCCGCCTTTAGACTCGTCGCCAGTTCGCTGTTCCTTTTTATCATCTTCTCGATAGCTCCGATAAGGGTTAGCACGACCGTCACGATAAAAAGTATAGGGTTCGCCTTCAATGCGGCGTTAAACGCCTGCACGCCCGTTATACCGCTTTTCATCGCGCCGACAAGTGCGCCCGTTCCGCCGGATAGCCCCTGTGTTTGCATAATTCCGTCCTTGACGCTTTCCGCATAGTTACCCACGTTCCGGCGGTTATCGCCTACGGACTTCTCCAGCTCCTTCAGTTTGTCGGATAGGGCTTTAGTCTGCTCGGTGAGTTCTACGCCTTCCTTGCTGGTGCTGCGCTGCGCCTCGGACATCCTGTTAAGTTCCGCGGTATTCTGCGCCAACTGTGCACGGAGCGCGTTAACGCTCGTGGCCTCGCTATCAAGCAAGGTTTTTGTGCTCTTAATTTCGGCGTTGTTCTCTTTCTGTGCGCTCGCATTGTCTAACAAGGCTTTTTTCGTCTCTATCATCTCCTTGTTTAGCTTCCGTACAGATGCTTCGTACTTGTCTTGTGATACAAGTCCGTCCGCATAATTTTGGTTCAACGCGTCAAGCGCTGATTTTTCCGTAGTATACGCCGCTTGCAAATCTTTTTTAGTTTTTGCAAGCGCTATACTTTTCGATATCAGAGCGTCGAGACCCTTCTCAGCCTCGGACGTTCCGAAATTTAAGTCTAATAGTGTTACTTGGTCTGCCATATAGTTAGCTCATTAAATCCATTTTGTACAAAGATAGCTTACAATCGCCCGTAGTTACGTCATATTCGCCTAAAGATTTTAGGTAAAACCACCCGCCCAACTGTGAAAAGTAATATGCGCGGTCCAACTCGAGGTTAGTAACGTCGGTATAATCTAACCGGGCCTTGATTTTAACCTGCATCCGGGGCGCGAATAGTTTAAAGTGTCTCTTTATATAAGAGCGGTAAACGTCTTCTAACGCGGTCACGTACGTAGCGGTCCCCCCTGTCGTAAACTTAGACGTTAACGCCACTTTTGGGAACGCCATAAAATTGTAGGCGAACGGAAGGCCGGACTTATACGCATCCTTTACAGGCGTGAGTGTTCCGGGGCCTATCGAGTAGCTGTACTTAACGTCACCCACTTGTGTAACGAGTTGGTCCGCGAATTCGTCGGGCGTCTCGATAGTGTCCACGCTAATAAATTTGCTGCTCCAATCCTCCAGGAACTGATGCCTGAACTTCGTCTTGTCCCTTATATTAATATTGATAATCGGTTCAATACTCAGTGTATTGTTACGCCATTGTTTACGCCAATGGAACGCCGTACACAAGTCGTCAACCAATTTCCGAACGTCCGAGTAGGGGAAGCCCGTACCCGATGCTATCGACCAGGTTATAGGCCTGTAATCACTTACCAATTCCGCGGCGCCGTCACCCAAATCGATGAGTTCTTCCGGCGCATATCCGTCCGGGAACTTGAAACACGATACTTTGCTACCTCCGATAAGACCCTTCAATATCATATACTTGTCTTTTGTCGGCGTAACGAAAACCACGTCATTAAGTTTCGACCCGTACAGCCATATACGGTCGGTCAATTTTGAACGCGGATACAATTTACCTTCGGTCAGGTTAGTACTTTCCGCCACAATATGCAGTTCCGGCAGCGGGTCGGGAAGCGTGGCGCCTGTGTACTCCACTATCATACGGATATCCCGCCCTTCACCGGAACGGAGATTGAACCCGGGGTCCTTTCCTCCTGGGGCCTTGCCGAACAAAGTAGCATTTAGCGCTTGCATCGTGTCGGATATAACGACCTGCGCGATACCGGGGTAGATATAGCCCCCGCGGCCCTTCGTGTATTCCTTGGGGACCAGCGTCATGTTACCGGCCGCTACATCAGCACCCCACACGATAGGCGAACGGGGAAGCATAATGGTAGGCTTTAGCAAGGCCGCGTCTATCGGGTCGGGAATTTCGGCGCCCCCGCTATGCTTCGGTGTCAACTTCGGGAACGTGCCTTCCTTCCATGTGAAATGGTCGTTGATAACCTTTTCCAGGTCGACAACCCATGTATCGCCCTGCCACCCTGCAAGCGTCTGTCGCACCTGTACAAGCGGGTGTTGCAATCTTATCCTCTCGTCGCTCCACTTCTTCGTATTCTCGACTAACGATATATTGTAATTTCCGCCGTTGTACGCTACTTTGGCGTAGAACTCCACATCATAACCCATGTATTGAAACGGGCGACTGTGAACGAGTAACTTGCAGTCGTAAAATACACACTCGTGGAACCCCTGTTGCAGGTTCTTGAATATGCGGTCATTGTTGGCGCTTCTCGGCACCTTGATAGTAGCCGAGAATGCCACACTATCGCCTGTCATTGTGACGGGTGATATATTGTTTACTGTGAGTTTTACGGAGGACCCCGTGAGGCCCTCAACGTAATTTCCATTAATTCTTAATTTTACTATATCCATATTAACCTGCTTGTTCAATTCTTATAATTATATCCGTTAGTCCCGGTCTTTGGGACCTAATTTCCGTACCCCGTGCCGCTACGAAATAGCCGCGGGTGAGTCCGGCAGTACGGGCGAAATGTAGTTATCTTGCAACTCCATTGTGCGGAATCTCACTTGCTGCCTGTATGTGCGAGTGCTGCCGGACCACCGTGCGCCGGAATCGCTGGCTACTTCCGCACGGAATACTTTGTTCTGGTGCTGGTTTATACCCGGTATGTTCAGTTCCATAAGAATCTGCGATGATATCATCAACTGTTGGTATACCGCGTACTTGTCCGGACCGTACTCCATGTTAACCGTAACTTCTGCCTGCTCCGTGGCACCGCCCAGGCCGCGTATATACTTGAAGTTGTTCGACCAAAAGAAGTTCTTGAAAGCGTCCCAAAACCATTCGCCGTTCTGCATATTCCACCGGACACGGAGCGCGCACAATAACGCGTCGTCCTCATTGGCGTGGTTCCAATTGCGGTTCTCATACTCTATAACGTGGTCTATGCCTTCGCCCCATACGTCCTTTACAGTCAATTTCTTGAGGTACCGCACGTCAATCGTCTTTCCGAGTTCGTACAATGTCGGCATAATAGCCGCCGCGGGCGCGTCATCGGCGCGTTCGGCCACTACCGGAAACGTTACGCCCGATGCCGTCGCAAACGGGTAGTATATGTCTACGGCTTGTCCGGGCATTTTGATTTTCGGCGGCTCGGGTAATGATGCCTGGTTGCCCGGTATCGTGTGCCAATAGGTTAGGTCACAATGGAATACACCCAACGTGATAAGATGAATGCCCGTACTCGTATGGCCGTAGAATGCCAGACTTGACCCCGCGTCCAGCTCGGTAGACTCTTGACGGTCCGCGCGCGTCATTAGGGGGCAGGCAAAAGACATATCAAAGTCTATCACGTCCTCGTATGGCAGTTCAAATGTTTGTACCGCGACGCCCTGGTTGATCACTGCGACGGTTATGTCTTGCCCTACGCCGGAAATCTTGTCCGGGTATATCTTAATCATCATAGGGCGGGTAGGCCATATGGGTAACTGCTTAGGGTAAACTACATTCTGATTCGTTATGCCCTGCAATTCCACGCCCGCAACGGGTATTTCTATTCTCATAATTACTTGATGTTTAAAGTGTCAATAATCGCATATCGTATTATATTGATGATATCTTTTTGGAGCGCCAGCACCCTCGCCGGGTTAAGTACATCCGACACCACGCCGCCGGGGTTGTGGTCGTTAGGAACCTTTATTCCTTCTTCGCCTATCATCTTGGCGATAGGATACGCCGCTTCAATCGGTATGTTAGCCCCTTGGCGGTTCTTGTCCTCAATCCAACGTTTGATAACGGATAACGGCGGCCGCCTTCCGGGCACCCGTCCGCCTTCCATTGCACCGACATAGCGCGGCGCGGTTATCTTCGCGTTGTTGCCGCGTACAGTAAGTTTCAGTTCGCGACCGAAATTACCGGACGCTGTCAGACCTTTCTGTATGTACGACTGTTCGATATCATCCCGTAGCTTGGTTAATAGGACTTCTATTTGTGTTATCGGATTCGCTGCCATTACTCGGATATATTAAGCGTTATTTCCCACCCCGATTTGGGACTATCGTATATATTCTGTCTCTTGACCACATTTGCGGCCCCGCTAACGTAGTTACAGCCTGCCTGCCTGGCAATGTCTGTAATAACGGTGAAAGTCCTGTCAAGGACCTCTATTTCCGCTGTATCGTCGCGTAGGTAGTGGGATGTCCCCAGCACCTGGATAAGTACGTTAATTCCGAACGGCTCGGGTGCCAGGTCGGAATAGGTCTGCACGCCCCCGGGCATATCGACAAAGACGAAATCGCCTGTTATCGTATTGGCCAGTACATTGCGCGTGTACTCATCGCCGAAAAACACGGGTAGGCCGTGTCGGCCCGCCCATGTTGCTACATTGTCTAATATCCCTTTAAAAGTCATATTCGGTCTTTACATTATCGTCATACCCGGGTTCCTGCTCGCTGCTTACTATCCGTTTTCCAATGAAGTTCCGCGCGGCTGTCTGCTTGTAAAGCCCGCATAGCGTTACTTCACCCGCTACTGTTAAGGTACCTGCCTCTACGCGGGCGTTATCTTCCATGACTAAAGTACCGGACCCCGATACGCTACCGATGACTTCCGCGTTATCACGCAAATCTATATCGATTGTAGAGTTTGCTTTGACCCCTGAAAAAACCGAGTTGCCGCTCATCTTGATTGCATTCAATCCCGCCCTTGACGTTGCTATAAATCTTGCGTTGCCTTCCAGGTGTATCAGATTATCGGATTTATTTTCTTCCGCTACGGGGGCGAATACCGCGTTATCCTTGATGTACATACACCCGCGTACATTAGCATTCTCCGTCACGGAGTTCCCCCCGAAATATCCGGAACCGTCTATTGTGGAATTATACACGCTGGCGTTATCCTCTACGCGGATATTGCCCTTCATGTTAACCGCTGTTGCCCCTGTGTTCACAATCTTACAACCGTTGTACACCGTTATGGTCGTATCGCCCAGTTCGTCCGGTGTAATCGGGGTATAGTCGGTCTTACTGAAATTGATGAACGCGTGCAGGAACTTTGCATAGCTTGAGAAATTGCCGCTTGTCGTTATGGCGCCACTGACGCCTTCGATAACGTTACGTTCATTCACGACCACAATTTGAGCCTGTATCCCCTCGGGTATGTTCTTTAATGAAATACCGCTTTCGGAATTGATACGGTATCTTATTGGCGTAACTACGGCGGATTTAGAGGGTGCAATTCCCGTAACGGTCGAACCTACTGTAAGTGCGTTCGGCGTACCCTGCACTACTCTATGCTTCGCCTTTATATCGTTGCTACGGCCGTGTCCGAGTGAACCCCCGTACACCTGGTTACCCTCAATAGTGAATGCGCCTACCAAATAGGCGTCTCCGTATATTTCTACGCCCTGCGTGTTTGGACCCACCGCCGTTAATTTAAGGTTCTTCACGCTGCGAATGTCCTCAACCAACGGACCGAGCACGCGCGTACTCTTCGAAGCTACGCGGTACATTCCATTCCTTTCGCCGCTAACCAGGATAAGGTCGGCATTTGCCAAAGGTTTGGCCAAATCGGTAAGAGCCTTCTCGAAGTCGATATCTGTATAGGTGTTACGGTTTACCGGGTTATGGTAGAATAGGCCATGTTCCACGTTGCACCGGGTAAATACGAACGGCATTCGTGCCCCTATCGCATCGTTAGCCGTATTAAGGGGAAACACGCTGGTTGATAAGGCAAACGTACGGCAATCTCTCACTGTCGTGAGTGACTTTACCGAGTTAGTTGATGCATGTGCAATAGTCCCGTCCAGCAACAAACGGTCCACTTTCGTAAAGTTACCTACCAGGGCACCCCGCGCTGAAATCAACTTCCATTCCACACCGCACTTAACCACGTCCGCAAATATGTTAGCCACGAATTCGCCGCCGCCCGTCTTACTGATAATAACGTTACTTGTGTCAATGACCGATTTAAGCACGCCGGAAGTTGCGTTCCCCGGATTAACCTTAGTAGCAACCGTCATTGCGCCAGTGTACTGAAACTCTACACGGCTGTCGTTGATGTCTATGTAGGCCTCAATGGGTTCACCGTCGGCCGTAGAGCCCGTCACGAAGTCATGCGCCCCGATAAGTGCGGAAGTCCCCGTAATGTTAACGAATGGTCTCGGGTCGGTTACATCGGCCTCGTATCCGTTCGTGTCTACAATGCTATCGCCCGATACGCGGATAGTCGGATAGTTCAGATTACCGCTGAATATCCAGCCGTTACCCTCCTGTGACAACGTGTTCTCGTCATACACAATGCCGCCCACGTCCCCAATGTTGACGTAGCGCCCTTGTACGTGAAAGGAGCGTAAAGCCTTGATACGCTTTTTGCTCCCGTCCATAATTATCTCATACTTTTTAATCATAAATCACTTGTTAAAATGTTTCTTTATCTCCGCCTTTTCCTTTTCAATATCTTCGTGCCTTTTCGCCAATGCTAAAATAGCGTCCAGGTAATTAACTCTTTTGGCTTCTGCAAACGAGCAGTTGAACGCCTCGGCCGTAGCCTGTACCAAAGTCAAAATGTTCTTTGCCTCCTTCAGTTCGTCCGTCTCTGTGTCCGGACCTCCTGCGCCCTGTGGGAACAACCGTTTTTCAAGCGCGTCCGCCGCTTCTATCTGCTCCTTGATGTACTTCATTGTAGCCAGCAGGTGATAGATGTTATCCGGCGAATACTCGGCGGGTTGGTCCTCTACGGGCGTACACCACTTCGTAACCTTCTCCGTTGCCGTCTCGGCCCTGCGCGTCTCTATCAATTGCCATAGCGTTACCTGTTCAATACTCGGCAGCGTGTACACCACGCGGCGGTTTTTGGTTACGAACCGGTCGGCCTGAACGTACTCCGAGACCTTCTCCAATAACTTACTTTGTTCGGAAGTCAGCCGACCTTCGTAACACGGGTGCAAGTTACATATAAATTCCAATTGTTTGGCATTATTATACCGACAAAGTGCATAGTAGATGCGCATTAGCGCGCGTTTCACGCGGCCCTTCACGGTATTCGGGCACGACATCAATACGATATCCTCAAGCCCTTTAAATCTAATCTTATTCATATTCATCGAATTCTAATTGTTCCACTTGTTCGTAATATAACCATTCTTGTTCATCGGTCCCGTCGTACTGTACCACGACGCCCAATACATCGGCCTCCAACACCGTTCCGGTTCTTCTGTCCTCGGTAACCTGCACACGCTCGTATATCCGTATCATAACAGGATACTAATCCGCATATTCAGAATAACGGAATATGCGCGCATCGCGTCGCGTTGAGCTATTAACAGTTCCCCGTTACGCTTGTCCAGGTTTTCAAAACGGGGCGATTCTATGAACGATTCGAGTTTTGCAATTTTATCTTCCAGCTCATCACGTTCTACGATAAGTCTCTTTTTAAAGTCTTCCATAGCTTTATGTTTTTAAATTTATGCAAATCTAATCATTATTTGCGGCTTTAGGTCTGTATTTACGTATCAAGAAGTCAACGCCGTAACGGATAGCGTCCCATGCGTGGTTAAAATTGTCTATCGGCTCGTTCGTGAACGTGTCGGTCATCTCGTCCTTGACGTATGAATAGTTATCCGCCTCATCCAGGATATCCGCGCTACGCTTCGTCACGTGCAGTTTGAACTGCCGCACCTGCTGAACGCCCGCCTTGACAGAACCTTTGCCCTTGACACATGGAATTGTCTTACAGCCGTGCTGCCGTATCTCCACGATACTCTTCTGCTCGGCACTGTCGCACACGGTATAGACGTTTTGCAGCCCGTAGTCCTTAAGCGTGTCCGCTATCGTGCGGTTAAGCATTTTGGTACGGTAGCACACCTCGTCTATGTACAGGTCCCAACCCCGCATGTAGATATCGACAATTGCGGTAGGGTCGTTCTGGAAGCCAAAATCAAGCCCTACACAGCGTTTTGTATCCTCACCTTGTAGGAAGTCCGGCAACGCCTCAATAACCTCAATTTCGGGATATACAAGGCCTTCAAGCCCGCCCGTTTGTCCTTCTCCATATACGCGCCACCAATTAGGATCCTTTGCGTTCCGTTCAATGGCTTCTATCTGCTGCTCGGTCAAGAACGGGTTGTCCTTGTAAGTCGAGTGGATAGTAACGTACTTGGCCCCGACAAAATCCGTCTCGCCCCAGAAGCGGCGGACCGGGTTAAAGTCGATAATCACCTTAAGCCGGGTACGTACATCCAATTGGCGGAATATCTCCCTGGGTATCCTTTGCGCCTCGTTGATGAACAATATATCGCGCGCCGGACCGTGGACCTTGGCCGCACTGTCGCACCCGAAAAACTCGATGTAAACGCCTTCCTTGACGGTGTATATCATATCGGACTTGTTGAACGCGCTGTCCTCCCATACCCCTTCGTCTATCAGCATGTTTGTAAAGTCGCGGAGCATACCGCGCTTGACGGCGGGCAGCGTGTCGGTTACGCAACTAATCATCAAGGGCTCGGGACTTTCCCGCGCTATCAAGTAAAGTAGCTGTAAGGTGCTCCACGTCTTTGAGGAACGCGTACCGCCCTTACTTGCTATTCCGCGAATGCCCGGGTCCATTAGCGGCTCTATCATTTTATCGAATACATATGTACACTTCATTTAACCCCCTTTTCCTCCCTTTTCCGAGCCTTTGTGCTCTTTCTTGAACTCCTTTAGCTTTTGCACCCTTGAGACCGTCCTGGGGTCTGAAACCTGTATTGTAAGGCCTCCCTTAATCTCTTTGCCACCCGTGGTGTAGTCAAGTGCGGTCTTGTGCCCTCTCAATGCGCGGATGTAGTTCGGGTCGAATACCTGCGCGGCCGCGCCGGCGTCCATATCCTGGAATATCATTTGCCGGATATTGTCAATTGCCTCGGCGAACGCCCTTGACGCCTCTATACCGAACTCCTTATAGTTGTCCTCGTATATCCGGCGACGGTCCGCCAAATAGTTGGGCGCCGCGCCAAGGAACGCGCAAAAGTCCGTCTCGGTCATAAGGCGCTTCCGGGGAATATTCAGGAGCGTGCCCGCCATGTTACCGGACTTGACGACGTCAACCGCTATAATAGGGTGTCTATCTATCCAATCCTGGTACATATTAAATGCGGCAAGGAGGTCCTCCGGTTCTTGCCAAATCGGAACCTTGCCCCACCGTCGGCGGCATATCTGAAATACGCTGTTACAGCCGTTCTCGTCTGCCGGGTCCAGGCGCGTGCGGGATTTCTCGAGTCGCGCCTGCGAGACCACGTTTATTGCTACACCGTCCGGCCCGCGTTCCACTAAGGGGGCGGTCGCCTTCTCGTTTTTATCTTCTTTTGAACTTTTCATACACTGTTTTTGCTTCTTATTTATTGACAACAAATATACGGCTTTCCCGTCTCAAAATAGGGCTAAATGCCTATAATTATCGCCTGCCGGACTTAACTACCTGATTATCAAGTCATAAGGCTTTTGTGTCAACGAAGAAAATTCGATTAATGTTACCTAACCCATTATGACACAGCGAATTACGCCGAAAGTCACAGAAGTACAGATAAAACACCTGTTTCCTATAGAGTATATATATCGTATTTACATTATATACTAATATATACTAATTCACGTATTACTAATAATAATACCTATTTCTATTATTATCTCTATAGAATATATATATTATATCTATTACATTAGTACTAACTATAAGTAAATCAGCGAGTTGGGCGGCACGGTAAAAAATCTTTAATTAATGCCGCAAAAAGTTTGTAGTCTGATTATCAACTACTTAGACGATATAAACGAGTGTCATATAGGATTTTTATTGTAAGGTTAATTAGTAGAACCTTTGGTCAAAACGTTAGTAAAGCAGCCCTTTTCGAGATTTCTCTCAAAACACTTTTTTCCGGGGTGCCACTTTATACACTTTCTCCCAAAAAACTTTTCTCTCAAAAATCTACCTTCTCTAAAAACTTTTCTCTCAAAAATCTGTGCTTACTAATGTATTGACAAAAAACTTTTCTCTCAAAATCTTTGCTCCGTGATAAAACCACAGTTGCAAAGTTTTTTGAGAGAAAAGTTTTCTAAGTTATTCCACTACTTTTCCATTAATATCTCGCGGAATGAACCCGTATTTAACCGCCCATTCGAGTAAAATTCCGTTACGATATCCTGACGTCCGGCACGGTTCCCGTTTTTCCCATTTACGAAGCTGCCATACCCATTCGTCCAGGGATACCGTCCCGTCTCCATAATAGTTAATGCGGTAAATCCGGTTTGACTCTACCCGCATTCTATACTTTATCTTTCCCGTTCCGGGGCACCACATCCGCGGGATGTCCTCCGTATTGAACTTATCCATGCGTTCGCGTTCCGGATTCTTCAGCAGCATTGTCTCAATGGTCGGTATCCGGTTCGGCTCGGTACGTGTGTTACGGTCATCACGGACCGTTGCAATCTCGTATATGATTTGCGGCAGCGCCTCGCATACCGCCATTGCCTTAACCAGGTTATACGGGAAACCTTTCGCTTTCCGGTAATATATGCCGTTCGCCTTGAAGAACTTGAATAGGAAGAACTCGTTTACATTGAGTATCGTCGCCAGGTCTTCGACTACGAATTCCAGCGGTTTCTTTCTGCACTCTGTTTGTTTTCCTGCCATAGTTATAAATTTAATAATGTTAGAAATGCCAGCCGCGCAAAAGTAAACGCTAAAGCCGTGGTTAGTAAAATCGCAATAAACATTCTCAGGACCAGCCCGGGCAAATCTTCCGGGCTATTCATCCATTTTAAAAACTTCCGTATCATGGTTTCAGCGCCTCCCTTATTTTTCCCAATAACACGTACATCTCGGTGCGCGTCAATGTAAGTTGTACATCCGGCGCATTCTTCCGGTATATCGTAAAGCCCCCGGACTTACCGCCGTCCGGCGATAGTCCCCGGTATATCACGGTTTCCCCGGCTTCCGCCGCATCAATTTTCTTGCGCATATTGTATTGCGCTTGTTCCGCTCTGTACAATGCGGTCTTAAACCGCTCCGTAAATGCCGGTCGTCCGGTCGCCTTCTCCATTTCCCTCACTTCCTTCTCTCTGAATAAATGCTCCATATCTGCCATAACGTTATAATTTAAAATATTAGTTTGATTATGTAATGTAATACGTAATTGCCCAATAGCCACCAGGATAGCGCGGCCCCCACGAAACCGCCCACTGCTGTGCACGTGGCGTCCACCCAATCGAATTTACCGCCGCTCTGCGCGTCCTTGAATTCCATGCCTATCGCCAGTCCGATAGCCAGCCAGAAGTTTATAGCGCCCGCCGGGATAGCATACAAGAAATGTTTCCAGCGGTTAGACTCAAGGAACCACCCGAATAGTTTAGAAGTGAACGGCCGTTTAGGCTTTGTTACTTCCGGCGCATTAACGCTTTTTTCCGGTACGGGCACCTGGTACGAGAACGCTACGAAGTTGGACGGTATTAATAACCGCTGTGCCATAGCATCGCTAACAGGTTCGAATTGCTTAGAAGCTCCTCGCACGGGTTCGTACAGGTGTATGTTACTTCTATACTTTCCGTCAAACCGCGCACCCTCGTAGACGAACTTTTCACCGTCTCCCAATACTACTGTATCGCCTATTTGATACTCTGATGTGAAATTTTGCTTTTCCATTATTCTACTGTTTTAAAAATTAAGTCTTTATTTACCGTTTCTCCTATCTCTATACACAACCACCCTCCGGGGCCTTTGCAAGGTTCGCCTCTCTTATGGAACGCGCACCCCTTGCACAATTCCCCTTGTTCCTGATATACCGCCTTGTAGGTCACGCCGTTGTGCTCCTTGGTATCACCCGCTGCAAATTTTGTTAAACCATACTTTCCGTTCATAATTTAGTTTTTAAATAAGTGACTCAATATATGTTCGATAACCTTCACCGTCCACCCGTTACCGCACATCCGGAATATCTGTGTGTCGGATACTATCCACTCGTACCATTCCGGTACGGTCTGCAAACGCGCGCACTCGATAGGCGTTAACCGCCTTATCATTCCGCGAAACTGTAACAGGTTATCCCTTTGCACCGTCGTCAGGCAATCGGGTCTTCCACAGCTGGCTACTATCAGATTATGTTCCCAACTTGCGCGATAGACGCACAGTGTGTTTGCTTTTCCCCCGGGGGAAACCACACGCGCCCCAAAACTGCTCCCTTTCTCCGCGTTAACCTTGATGCGATTAGCCAGGCCCTCCAGGGCTCTATCTGACACGTAGTACTTCTCGTCTACTTCGTCCTCCAATATATCGCGGATGAATATACCTTCGTCTTTCGGTTGGGGTATCCTGGCAATGTTAGTCCAATACAATCTTTTCCGGTTCTGCGCCGACACCAGGTTGCTGTTAATCATAACGGGCCGCACTCCGATAGCCTTGGTTAACACCGCTTCCCACTTCTTCGACATCTTAACGTTTTCCAGCAGGAACTTAACGTCCGGGTTATACTTCCGTATGTCTGTCAATATGCGCATATATTCCCAAAAAAGATACGATTGCCCCTCAAACTCAAAACCCATTTCTTTGAGGTCCGGGTAGGTCTGCAAGTCGGTTATATCTACCTTATCGGTCGTTACCATACCTACCCTCTTTCCCGCGAACGAAAACGACTGGCACGGGCTTCCGCCTATAAGCAAGTCTATCTTATCCAATTTCGATACGTCCACCTTGGTAACGTCCCCTATTTGGATAGTATCCGGGAATACATGCATAGTCTGCTGTATGGCGAACTTGTCCACCTCGGAAGCGTAGTACTTATCCGGGAAACACCCGAGTCCGGTCAACGCTATCTGTCCGCAACTCATCCCGTCGAATAAACTCAATACATTCATTTCTTATATTTATTAATCAGTTCTTTAACTATATTCATTAACCCGTCCTGCGCCGTCGCCTTTCCGCTTAGCACCTGTATTACCCGCTCGTCCACGGTTCCCTTGCTTATTAGGTGGTGGACAAACACGTTATTCTTCTGTCCCTGCCTCCACAACCGCGCGTTGAACTGCTGATATAACTCAAGGCTCCATGTAGCGCTGTACCATATTATGCGGTTGCCGCCCTTCTGCATGTTAAGCCCGTGTCCCGCGCTCGCCGGGTGTGTGACTAATACGGGTATCTTTCCCTCGTTCCACTCCCTTACATCGTCCACGGTGTTAAGCCTGCGCGCACCGAACGGCTGCAAGGCCTTCATTATCCGGGCTTCCTCGTGTTTGAACCCGTAGGCCACCAGCACGGGCGAACCGTTCGCCGCCTCAACCATTTCCACCAGGGTCTCCAACTTTTCATCGTGCACGTTGTACACGTCCCGCACTTCGTCATAGACCGCGCCGCCCGCGTATTGCAGCAGCTTGTTTGTAAGGGCCGCGGCGTTTAGCGCTGTGATTTCTTTGGAGTCTCCTCCGGTAGCGTCAAGAAGCGTCAGGAGTTGTTCTTCCTCGAACTTGTCGTACGCCTTCTTCACCTTCTCCGATAGTTCAACGTAATTGTTGATGTACGTCACGTCGGGCATATCCAGGAAATCAAGTGCTTTCATTGACAGCGTGATGTCGGATATCTTTCCCCCTATCACCTCCTCGGTATCGGCCAGCGGCTTGTACTCGTAGATTATCCCGGCGTTCTGCCGTCCCGGTCGGAAGTAGTTGGCGCGGTAATCGGTTATCGTCTTACCTAACCTTTGCCCGCCGTCAACAAGGTACATTTGCGCCCACAGGTCGATAAGTCCGTTCGGCGCCGGCGTTCCGGTCAGACCCACGACACGGTAACAACTGCGGCGGATAACCTTTGCCGCCTTGAACCGTTTGGCGCTGTGATTCTTGAAACTGCTTAACTCGTCCAATACTAACATATCATAGGGAACCTTTTGCCCGCCCCACATTTGCAATAGCCAAACGAGATTATCCCGGCTAACCGTGTACACATCCGCATCCGCCCGGGCTGCCGCTTCTCTTTGTTTGGCCGTGCCCTTTATGACAGATACGCGTAGGTGGCTTAAGTGGCTCCAGGCGTTAACTTCGTCTATCCACGTCATTTCCGCTACTCTTTTGGGGGCTACTACCAATACCTTAGTTATCTCAAACCGTTCTATCAAGTCAGACACGGCCGTTAACGTGGACACGGTTTTCCCCAGTCCCATGTCGAGAAACAGCGCGGCGCACGGGTTGTTCTCTATATGGTTGACGGCCGTTATCTGATACTTGTGTAACTGTGTACGGTCTAACATTATTCCCCCTTGTTGATTGTTTGGAATACTACGTTCTTTGCATCTTTGCGGTAGTCCTCGTCACACTGGAAGTCAAGCCCCTTGCATTCGGGCACGCCCTCCGCGTTGATACTGTAAAATGCACATCCCTTACAGGTGTTAGCGTTCGCCTCTCTTACTACGTAGGTTGTACCGTCCTTCTCAAATGTGGTGCCTACACACATATAATTATTAGCTTTATTATTCATGTCAATAAATTTTTAATTGTTATTATCTCATTCCTATCTCGTCCATATACAACTCGTTTGCAAGGTCTTTCCGTGTGAACCGTTCCGGAAATAATTTCAGTACTTCGTCCATTACATCCAGGATATCCGGAAACTTTGACTTGATACCTAACAGGTCGCACAACTCCCTGGCGGGGTCCCGCTTAAACACCTCGTCCGTGTACGTTTCCCTCAATTCGTCAATACCTTTGCGCGGGGTCGTCAGGTCGTTGAGGCCTCTACGTGTATGCTCCTTGCGTATTATCCTGTCGGGTACCTCGGACAACAAGTATTGTTGCAGGTTATCCGGAAGGGCCCTAATAGCGTCCCCAATTGTATATCCCTCGGTCGGTGTCCCGTACGCCATAGCTTTAACCAGGTGCCCGAACTGATTCACGCGGTCTACTTTAAGTTTCTTATTAAATTCTTCCATGTCTATAGTAAATTAATAGTCCGACAATAATATAATATTCTCTACGGGTACCGTTACGGTCTTATGTCCGGTAGCGTTCGTATAGGCGCCGGGGCAATTGCATCTGACAACTACCTCCCGCTTATCGCATAGGTTTTTGCCTATTATCCACCCGGTGAACGTTCTGTTTTCGCGTGAGAAACAAATCTCTTTCGGTGTCCCGTCGCGTCTGGTGGTCAAGTCCATAATAGATAGAGGGGATTGGCCCTCCATAATGTTACGGGCAAATATCGTAGCGCGGTCTGTCGTAACAAGGTGATACCCTTTATTGTATAAATATGCTTCCAGGTCCTTAAGGGTGCCGAACCGTTTCCGTTCCATTGTCTTTACATTGGTCGCTGCAAATATGTTATGCAGTCCCGCGTGTACGAAAACCTTTAGATACTCATTTCCGTTACCGTATAACTCGTTGTAATTTCTTTCCGTGATTTCCATATTATTTGCCTCCTATTACTTTAGCCATTTTCCTCAATTCCCCTCTGCCTACTGATATGTACATAACACGCCCGCGGCCGTATATCTCCCAGGCGGCGCTAAGTCTCGAATAGGAAGCCGTATTACCGTCCTCGTTATTAAGATTGACTATTTCACCCTTCGTTGGTTTATATTCCGCCAGGGACGTTAAGAGGGCCACAGCGGCCTTTTCATCACCCAGGGGGATAGTCAGTGTATGCGATGAAACATTAACGCATCCGGCGGTTATCTGATACGTTATCACGCCTTCCATATCGGCCTTGACTAATTTACAAACTCCCAGGCGGAACGACTTAATCGTTTCCAATCTCCCGGTATTACTTGTTACCTGCGCCATTGCACTAACTGCAAACAAAACTACTACTAAAATATTAATTAATTTTTTCATGATTCTAATTTTTAAATGTTACTTGATTGGTTTACTTTAAATGATTTCGGCGCTATTCGTAGAGCGTATTCTATATCCTCCTTGGAAGCCTGCCAAATGATAGTCCGTTCTTTACCTATATATTGAAATCTCCTTGTGTACGGGCTTATCCTTATTATCCGCGCTATCTCCTCCCTCGTGAGGTCCTTCATAGCTGCCAGCAGTTTTTGCATTTTGAGGGAACGCCGTTCCAGCTCTTTCTTTTTGGGCTCTCCGAAAAAACCCCGCTTATTCCAAAACCGGCGGCGGGCCTTTATATCCGCCTCGGTTAATATTCCTACATTCTGTTTCATAGCTTCTAATTTTTAAGTGGTTATTAATTTCTTCTTATTTATATAACTACGTATAGCCTGTATAATTTGCATTGTAGGGATTTATTCTTTATCTCGTGTACCTTCGCTACGGCTTCGCCCTCTGTTAATCCGTACAGGTCTACATAACTAATCTTAAGTTCCGGTTCTGAATGGTCAACAACCTTAAGTAACCATGCATATCTGTTAATTTCTATACCTTTAGTTTCCATATTCTTTAATTTTTAAGTGGTTTATACTGTATAAACAACGGATGCTTTGAAAAGGTTCGCCGTTATCGCTTTATTAACTTTTATTTGCTTATCTCTGTTATCCATTGAATACCTAACCAATCGTTAAGGTCTAAACTCTTTTGCAATCTGGCATTTTCTTTTTTAATTTCGTTAGCCTCCTGTTTGGTTATCTCTTTTCCGTTTACATAATACTTTTTCATAACTTCTAATTTTAATTGGTTTATTTCCTTTTGACACTTCAAAGATACGGATACTTTCCGGACCGCCAAAATTTTAGTCAAAACATTAACATTCGTTATACCGTTTCATTCGTTATTAACGTATAGTAACTTATCAACCTCTGAAACCGCCTCTTTCCATGTCTCCGGGCTATCCACTACCAGCACGGTAAACGACAGCTTTCTGATGCGCCCTATAATGTGCTCCTGTATCCTGGTCGGTTTCTTTCCGGCGCTTTTGAACTCTACGAATAGCGCGCGCCCGCCGGGTAACAGGTACATACGGTCGGGCAGCCCGTTAACAAATTGGGATAACAGTTTTACTGCTATCCCTCCCTTGTCGTTGACGTACTTAGAAAATGTACGTTCAAAAACCTTTTCACTCGTCTCGTTCGCCTTCATTGCTCCCCGGTTTTATTATCCGTATAACGGTATTGTTAGCTACCTTGCACGCCCTCCGTAGTGCTACGTAATTGGTACGGGCTATTACGGCCTTACCCCACGTTAAATTGCCGCACCCCTCTACGGCGTTCCACTCGTCCGACTTCTTGTCGTAGGCCTCCAATTTGTACACTCCCATAAACTTGCCGTTAAATGACTTGTCCGGCGTTATACGGGTGGCGCCGTCCCTTGTCCCTCTTAACTTCTTCTTGTTACTCATAATCTTATTATTAATTTATTAGTACTTTACTCCTTCTCCCTGTACGATAGTATCACCCTTTTAATAGGTGCCGACTGCGGGCCCTGCTGGTCCATTATACGTAACGCGGCAAACTTTCGGGCCGTCTCTATGTCATTGACTTCACGGGAACCGATAACCGCGGTTAGTTCTTCCCCCCGGTACTTGACTACCTTACCGCCTTCGAATATAATGGTTACTTTTAAAATTTCAAACATAATATTTAAATGTTAGTTGTTGGTTCACAGAATACTAATATAAACGCTACGAACGCGACCGCCCAAAACAGGTACGTTAAAAATGTAAGTATCTTCTCTTTCATATTCGTATGGTATTATATGTCCAGGTCTTCAATTTTAGTTATATATCCGTATCGTGTACGGCCCTCTGTTTTGTCGGACGCCTTATCGGCTATATCCGAGAAACAATATTCTTTTAACAGGTCCGAGATAAGTTCTTGTCGAACCTCCACCGTTACCGTGGTGTCTTCTCCTCCTGGGTGGCGAAATGTTACTTTAATTTTCATGATTCTTTAATTTTAAAGGGTTATTAATTTTTATAGGCGGGTCGCCCCGCCCCGGCTATTTATTACTCGACTATTACGCATTCTTTGCTGTTAAACTTCTTGTCCTGTATATTGACGGCTATGTACTTATGGCTCTTAAAGTCAAACAGAACCGCGATAGTGTTACACCCGTTAAAGGTACTATAGTCGTTGACTACGTTCACGAATTCGTATACCTTCCCGCCTACTGATATATTAACATTGGTTTGTCTGAACAAATCGAATGTTACCACATAGCTAAATTTCTTCTTTTCGTCTATTACTTTAGTTGCCATATCTTTTAATTTTAAAGGGTTATTAATTTCTTATCGACATTACAAAGATACGGATACTTTTTGAACTACAAAACCTTTTGAGAAAAAACTTTGTAGATTTAACACAAATAAAGAAAAGGAAACGTTTCGCAACGTCTCCTTTCTGAACTGTAAACCCCTTAAATTAGTAGTTGATTGAAATGAAATTGAGTAGTATTTGATTCTCTCTTTGCAAAGATAGTTATTCTTTCTATAAATACGTGCCCACTCGCCTATAAATTATCTGCGGACCGTAAAGTTTTAGCCGGGCCTGTTTACCGCGCTTCCACCCCTTAAGAGATTTCAATACTTTGGCAAGCTCCCGGCCCTTCGCGGATGAGTAGTCCTCTTTCTTTCGGCCTAACGCCTCGGTCCACAACTCGATAAGGCTGCATGTGTCCTTGCGCACTGTCCCTACCTCGCCCAAATCACCGTTAAGGAAGTCCAGGCGTTGGGGCAGATACCTATCTTCATAGTCAGCCGGGAACAATCTATCCAGGTATTCCACTACCAGACCTTGCAGCGGTGTGCTCTCCGTAAATTCGTCCCTCGTTCCGTCTGCTATCATTTCGGCCTCCTCGGACAATGTAAGGGCCGCATCGGACAATGTAAGGGCCTCGCCGGATATATAGGCGTTCACGGCTTCCGCCCATAGTTGGTCTACAATAGCGTCGAATTGCGGTTCAAAAATAACGTGTGTTTTCTCAGTTCGGCTAACGGTTACCGGGAAAAATCGGCGGTTTCCTGTCGTATCTTTCAAAAACTCGTCATCATTCGTGGAGCCGAAAAACACACATTGTCTTTGGTGAGTCCTGACGCGTCGGGCGTATGCTCCCCTGTACGTATCTTCGCGCTTTGATATGAAGTTCTTAACCGCCTCGACATCGGAACGCCTCAACGCTGATAACTCGGCCAGCTCCACGAGCCAGGCGAATTGTATAGCCTCATACGACTCCTTTCCGGATAGACTCGTTAACGAGTCGTTAAACCAACCCTTGGAAAGGCGCTGTATTAACGTGGACTTTCCGACCCCCTGCTCGGAGTAAAACACCAGGGCGGTATCAAACTTGGTGCCGGGCTCGTAAATGCGCGTAACGGCCGCCAAAAGCATTTTGCGGAATGCTTCCCGCGTATATACATTATCCTCGGCTCCCATGTATTCGATTAAAAACGTATCAATACGTTCTACGCCGTCCCATGTAAGAGACCCCAGGTAATCTTTAATCGGGTGGAACGCGTTATCACTGCTCACCTGTTCGATAGCGTCGTTTAGCTTTGCATCATTGTAAATGCCGTGCAACCGCTCTATACGTCCCTTAATAATCGATACGTCCGTGTCGGAGATAAGGTCGCCTCTTTTGCTCCACTTGCAAGTAAAGGAAGGCCGGGTAAACACGATAGTTTCTTTCAGCAGGTCATAGGCCAGCAGTCCATTCAGCAGCGGGTCCGATTTAAACGCGTTGACAAAGTTGTTAACGGTTATCTGCTTGTTTCCCTTTCCGTCCAGGTCCCAAACCAATTCCGTGATATCCTCAGCGCTGTCTGACTTGGTGTCATCCCCGTAATCTTCGAAGTCGCTTAAATCGGCGTCCGGCGTAATCAAGTCCTTTACGCAGTCCTTATCTTCGCAAACCAGCTTGTTCATTGCCTTCGTGCTGTCCTCTTTACCCAGGTGCCCGAACTTGTGCACACGTACAAGGTCGTAGGCGTTATAGGCGTGCCCGTCTGAAATCGGGTCGGTGGCGTGGTATGAAAAACAAAACAGGTCCTCAAAAACAATCATACCACCCACACTATTACCCGCCTTATATGTGTATCTGTCGTTTCCCTGGTAAACCTCGTACACGTCCGAAAGATACTTTTCTATGGCTTCCTGCACGGTGTACGCCCGGCAGAACGCGCCCACCAGGCCGGACTTTTCGCGGGGGTTCTGTGCCATTGCATTATTAACGATAGCGCGGGTCTCTTTCTCCGTGTCAGACTTGAACGCCCAATTATTGATATCCCGCCATTCCTCGCCATTGCCGTACAGCGACAGAAGGTAATCGGCGCTAATCGGTTCACCCTCTATCACGTCGAAAACTTTAGGCTGGTCGGCGGAAAGAGACTGCCAATACATCATTCGTTCCGCCTGGAAGGTTGTCGGGTCGAACAAGTCCACGCCTATCAACTCGGCGACTTTACGCGCCGCGGCTTCGTACTGTACAGGGTCCTGTACTTCGTCGGCGAACGGCACGATAAGGCGGAACCGTCTGGATGTCTCGCGGTCCGAACGTGTGTTATATATTACGGCGGCTACGCCCGGGAACCTTGCTTCGAATTCAAACGGGAAAAGTTCATCCGCGTAATCAACGTCTAATGTTATCATAGACCGGGATAACACCGCGCTCTTAAGCCTTCTGGCGCCGGAAAGTTCTCCTGCCATATATCCGCCGACATCCTTCAGATTGGCGCGTGCTGTGCGGTCTAAACGGTCGAACTCGCGCATAGATTCCGGGCTGCGTACCTCTTTATCAAGTCTTTCCAAAAAACCCTCCCATGTGTATCTGACGGTCGCCCATTTCATTGAGGCGGAACTCCCCGCCACTGACAAAGTATACTTATCCATATCTAATCCTTTTTATAATAATTACTTATAAATCCTTCCGCGTTCAACGGAATGCCGAACGGTTCGGCCCACGCTGGCGTACTCGCCATAGCCTGGCAAATCTCCTTGAGTGTTACCACGGGCTCCCCAAAATCGTCTACGGGCACCTCGTTAACCGTCTCGTCGTGGATATGCCCCACTATATCAACCCCGGGATATCTGTCGCGAATAGTCTGCATACCATACACTAATATATCACGGCTCACTGCCTGTGTTAGGTTCTCGGTTAGCTTTCCGCCATAGGTATCGAGTTCCGACCATTTGCCCGTTAAATCGGTGCCCATGTACGTAATAACGCTACGTTCACGGCCATTGATACTTTTGGTCTTTATTTTGCATTCCGGGTAAAACAAGCGACGGCCGGAAGGCAGCAGGATAGCGAGCGAACTGTTTTCCTCGAACCATTCGAAACGGCACACCCATACACCGTACTGTATTACATCTACACGGGCCTTGTTGCGTATGCATAGCTTGGCCTTACCTTCAAGAACCTCCCAAAATTCCACGATACGCGGCGATGCTTCCCGCCAGCGTAGTATGATATCCTTGTATCGAGCCGGGTCTATTGATTTTTCGTAGTCCATTGTTTCCATAGCGCCGACCCAACCACCGTACCCTAAAGCCAGCTCCGTTACCTTTCCTTGCTGCCTGTAATGTGTCCCTTTCCCGCATTGTTCCTCGGGTAGGCTAAATGTACGGCTGGCGGATACTACGTATATATCTTTTCCGTTCCGGAACGCGTCCAGGCGCCATTCTTCACGGGCCAGACCCGCCAATACGCGCGCCTCAATTGCGCTGTAATCCGCAACTACGAATATCTTTCCTTCGTCCGCTATAAATGCGGTACGGATAATTTGCGAAAGCATCCCGGGGGCGTCGCCCCAAAACAATTCAAACGTAGCTAAATCGACATTCTTAGCGTCTTCACGGCACGAGTCCAACTCGTGGATATAGTTACGCGGTAAGTTCTGCATTTGCACCAGGCGGCCAGCAAAACGGCCCGTGCGGCCTGCTCCGTAGTAACGGTACAATCCATGTACACGCCCGTCCGGGCATACGCAATTAAGCATAGCGGTATATTTTGCGTTGCTCGTCTTATTAATGACTTTGCGGGCCTCTAACACCTCGGTTACCTGGCTGTCATTGCACGCCGCTATAATACCGTCGATATCCGCTTTCCGGAATGAATCAAACGTTATACCGGAACGGGCAAAACAAAAGTCCTGCAATTGCTTTGTTGACCTCAAAGATGAGATGTTATACAAGTCTTTAATATGGTTTTTCAGGCCCTCACAAAAATCGTTGTTGAGGTTCTCCGCGTTCGTGGCTAATCCCACATCCACCTTTATACCGGTATCATTAATATATTGGTCCAGGGCGTAAACTTCGCGCTCTGATTCCGGAAACATACAGTACTCTAATCTGTGGTACGCTTCGCGTTCGGAAAGTACGTCATAACGGAGATAGTCCTTAAATTCCTCGGCCTTCTCCGGGTAATCTTTCATGTAGTTACGGTACACACCGTCTTTTTTGCTCTGCTGGGGAATGCTGAAAAACTTTATCAGCGCCAGCCCGGTGCCCTTCTTTCCTTCTTTGAGGTCAAGCGCCGCCGACAGCATTTTAAGCGATTCCGGGAACCCTGCATATAGCGCCAGGGATGCGGTGCATAAAAATCTATCCGCGGGAATATCAATGCCGTATGCCTTCAGACACAGTCTTTCAAACTGCGCATTGTGTGATACTATTGTATATTGGGCGTCCTCCATTAGGGATATGAATTTCTGCCACCCATTTCTATCATTTGCCACATCAACTATAACTACGTCACTATCCCCAACCGCGTAACCGACCAAAAGAATTTCAAAGTCAAACGACATCGTATACCTATACGCGCCGCCCGCCTTAATATCCTCGCTCGAAAACGTTTCGAAGTCTATGAAAATTGGTTTAATCATTTTTTCTATTTTTAGGGGTTAAAAAATAAGGCCCGCCCGCTTCTACTCGGGCGGACCTCGCACATTTGTTATAAAATAAAATCGGTTAATAAAAAATTATTTAATAAACTCTGTAAAAATGTTATTCGAAATCACTCAATCCGTTATCACTTCCTCCTTCGTCGTCGAAGTCGTTAACGCTTGCACCTCCGTCTAATCGGTCGTCGTCTACAACTTTTTGTATCCCGTTGAGTCCAACGCCGACTCCGCAACTATTGGCGGATTTAAAGTACGAAAACAAACTTAGTGATGCGGTTCCCCATGAACCCGAATACATATCTTCTTTATCCGTTATCGGCTGCTTGTGCTTGTCGATAACAATTGGTTTCCCTTGCTTTTCCTGTCTCTTTGCGTTGAGTACAAACATTCCTTCATACCCTTCGTCACCTTTCTTATCGCCGTCCGTTAGTGGGTTTCTCCAATCTTCCGGAAGGTTCCCCTTGAATTTCGGGTTGTTCGCCAAAAATTCATCTGCAAGTTCCTTGAGTGATCTCTTAATCTCGTTAACCTGCTTTGTGTCGGTTTTCGGGATAAGTATTGATACACTGTAATAGTTGGTATTCCCGTCCATTATAGGCGCGGCTTCGAATACTCTTACATAGGAAAATCTCACATTTTTTAGAATCAATTTCTTACTCATAATTTTTAAATTTTAATTGGTTTTTTAATTGGTTTTTTAATTCGATTCAAAGATATGGTTTTATTTTTATATCTCACAATCATTTTACTTATTTTAATATTTGTTAGCTTTCGATGTCGAAATCGCTTAGGGCGTTAATCTCGTCCCCTGGCGCGCTATCCGGAACTAACTTAGGCTTGCCCGGTTTGGACTGTACATACTGTCCGTACTTAGCGGAAAACACTTTCTTTCCTACCAGCTTCTCAAGGTCTCCAATACCTTTCAACTTAATGTTAAATACCTCATCTTCCAGGTATTCCCGTAACAGGTCTTGCCGTATCGGTTCTTCGTCCGTTATCACCCTGCTGGACCTTCCCGCTACCAACTTGTACCCGTTCCACTTGTGGCCCCTTAGCGCCTCATCGTACACGTACTTGTTAACGCTCTCCAACCAACTCTTATACTTGTCTATCTTACCGATAAGGTCGGTTATCTCCTCCTGTGTCAGTAGTTCCGGGTATTCGTACCGTTCGAAGTCCTGCATAACGTTTTCGTACTGTTTCCGGCATTGGGCCTTTACGGGACAAAAGCCGCACCAATCGCCTACCTTTTGCTCGCCTTCTCCTGCGAAAGCCCTCTTAGCTGCTGGTTTTAGCACCTTATTGGCCCACTGTGTCAAGTCATTAACGGAGATTTCCCACGTATCGAAATGGTGTAACCGTACTTGTGCAATGACCATTTTAACCTTCGTTATTGAGGGCTTGTTCTTGAGTGCTCCAAGAGCGTACAACATCATCTGAGTATTGTTTTCCGCCTTCACCCTAACGCCTTCGCCGTACTTCAAGTCGATAATTTCCAGGGTATCGTGTCCGGCCAATTGGCAGTCCACCGACCCGAAACAGTCCGGGGCGTATTCGGAAATATCTACCCGCTCCTCCAGCAGCATGGCACATGCTCCGTCAGACTTCTCGAGGTTGTAGTTTTCATTCATCACGAAATCGCAGTAATTGCGGGCGTGTTTGAACATTTCGGGCTTAAATAGCGGGTGCATTAAGTGGTCGTCCTTAAGTGTCGGCAATTCCTCACCGAACGGGTCCGGTTCCCATACACCCGCATTCCATTGGGCCAGGCAATATTCACAAATCTCGTGGAATAGGGTGCCTTCTTCGGCGTACACGCTCGTTCCGTTTTCCACTGTTTCCGATAGCCTGGCCGAGGGCGGGCAATTCATCCAGCGGCCCGAGGAGCTGGGGGATAGTAAAGTGTGGTCCCTATTTTTATGGTTTTGCGTCATCATAGGTTTTCCTCAATGTACTTGATGAAATCGGCGAAATTCTCGGGTGCCAGGGTCGGGAAAGATGTCGCCCCGACATATCCGAATGCGTCCTTGACAACATCTCTACGGCCTTTGTTTAGCGCTTTCATGGCTACGGCTTTCGCTTCTTCTAACGTATAGGTTACCGTTTCCTTAGGTTGTTCCGGTTCCTTAGCTTGTTCCGGTTCCTTTACGGGTTCCTTAGGTTGTTCCGGCTCTTTCGCTTATTCCGGTTCCTTTACGGGTTCCT